TGTTACCGACGGTGAACTAGATCATCTTGCACTGATCGGTGAGATCGGTGAGGTTGATCGTCATAACCGCTGGGTTGCTCAGGTAAGTGCTGGTGGCCATTCTGGCCCTCCTTAGTTTCTGCTGGTTGAGAGCCTTACGATCAGCTCATAGGTTGGGTCGTCTTGGACACCAATTTGCGCCATACCCGGCCGGCCACTGATGAGGCTGATCGGGCTGTTCATCACGGTATCCGCGGCGGTCATCAGGTAATCAGCCGCGTCCTGGTTACCAGGTGGCGCGGCCATAACCGAAATCAGAAACGTAATATCGGCAATGTTGTCGTTGAAGCATTGGAAATCAGGTGGGTGAATTAGCACCGTCATCGGGCGTGCGTTGCGGGTGTCGGTGACAACCACAAGCCCCAACGCCGTCAGGGACGCTGCAAGGGTGGCCTGAGCCGACGCGAATACCCCGGTGGCACTCATGCGACCTGCGAGCGTGGAACGCCGAGAAGGCGGTTGATCTGCCCGGACGAACCAAACGGTGCAGCGGTGCTCATTTCCTCAAATGAAGCGTAAGAATCAACCGAACCGCGCTCACGGTACAGCGCGCCAGCGTACATGATGGTCCCCAGCTTGGCGTCGTTGCCGGGTACCGTGCTGAGGGAATCGAAATATCCCGCTTCACGACGCCGGCGGTAGCAGTACGCATTTGCGGCGGCTGTGGCCGTGGTGATAAACGCCGTGTCGTTTGCCGTCGCTGATGCGATGCCCAACCACGCCACGACGTCGCTCGAGGTTGCCCAGGTGCAGGTGAGCGTCACGGTCAGCACACCGTGCGGCACAACCTCATCGCGCTCAACATCCGCGCCGGCTGAATACATAAGCAGCTGATTTAGGATGATCTCGGTGTAGTCATAAACGAAATCGCCTTGATCGTCTGTGCCTGCGAACAGGTGGGTGGGGACGGCCTCGACTGTGTAGGAACCGTTGAGGGTTCCCATTGAGGTCAGCACCACCACCTGCCCAATTCCGATATCCGTACCTTCCAGCGTTTGGATAACCAAATAGTCATCCTGAACTTGCTGGTGGGTAATGGCGTAAACGGGCATGGGCAGGTGGCCTTACTGGTCCTACAGGCCTGTGGCTTTGATGCTCTTGGTGTCGTCAATCATCTGAGCCGCAAAGTAACCGCGGAACGCGATCTGCCGGGTCAGCTGTGAGGGCTGGTCCACTGCAATTGCGCCCTTCTGCTGCTCCCAGCACTCAAACCCGGTCGGGTCGAGGATGATCAAGGTATCCCCTGCAAAGTTACGGTCCACGACGACGCGCAAACCGAACGCGATTGACTCGGTGTAGCCAGGGGCCATAGACCCAAAGGCGTTCATGGGGCCGGCAGTTGGGAACAGGGGACGGCCGGAACTGTCCACCAGTTGCCCCAGTGAGGCCCAAGTGGCCGGGTCCATGGCCAGAACGCTCGGCAGGTTACCGTTGGAGCCGGTGAGAATGTCAGCGGCGGCGGTGTAAACCCACGCTGACCAGTCGGCCGGGTCCGTGATTGTGCCGAATGCGTTGTCGTTGGTTGTCTGCGCTTCGAGCAGGTCAGCCGCGTAGTTGTCAGTCACGTTGGCATACACGCGGGCCATATCGTCAAGCAATGCAGACAATACTTCCGGCTGGCTCCAGTCAATGCTTGCCTCGGAGATTTCGACGTAGCCGCCAAAAATAGCCTTAGTTACTTGAACATCATCCACAACAAACGCGGAAGCGGTGTTTGAGCCTTCGGCAATGTCGGGGCCGATGGTGTTGTGGGTCGTGACAACCGGGCGAATGAACACCCCGCCGGCAGTCGGCATTGCGCGAACGCCCATGGCGTCCACAACCGGCCGGTTACCGATGAAGTTGTCGTACACCGGCGCGATGATGGGCGTGGGAATCACTCCGGGGATATCTGGGGTGAACACATCCGGTGCCGCGGCGCGAATCTTGTCGTTCATTTCCGCAAACGACGGTGCGCCCAGCTCCATTGCGCAAATGTATTCGGCAAGGGTTGGCATTTTGAAATCCCGCACTTGGGCGTACAGGATTGGCTGCGTGGGTGTGGTGGCTTCGGCCTCGATGGGCGTGGCCGTTGAGGCGTCAGACACTTCTGCTCCTTCGGTTGTTGATTCTGAATCGTCCGGCTCTGGGTCCGGCTCTGGGTCCGTCACGGCTTGCGCCGCCACGTTGGTGATGACCGCTTCCGCGTATGCGGGAACGGCCACAAGGGACAATTCGACGAGGGCCGCTTCGGTGACGGTCATCACGCCGGCGGGGTCAGTTGAGAAGGTGATGGGCTGGGCGCCAACGCTCACGGAGTCATAGGCACTGGCTTTGAGCAGCGCGACGGCATCGCGGGACGCGCGGGTGTCAGCGAGGGTGGCTTCAAATTCAAGGCCTTGTTCGGTGTCGGTAAGCACGTCGACAATTCCGCGCAGTTGAGTCATATCGTGATTTTCCAGCAGTTTCGCGGGCTTTTGCGCGGTGTTGAACGCGCCCCTGCTGAACTTGACCTGTGCGCCGTCGCTCACTGTGGCGACAACATCCCACGGGACGGCAATCCCAGCGATACGCGCCGGCTTCCCCGGCTCACCCGCGTCGGCCGTAATCAGTGAAATATCTGCGTTGAAGCAAATCAAATCTGCACACTTTCATTGGGAACGGGTGCGGGAACTGTGTCCGTCGCTGTGAACTCGGAAACGTAGTCGTCAAGGTTGAACTCGCAATGCCGGCCCCTGGGCAGAATGTCGTCCATGCTTAGACGCTCTTGAATTGCGAATAGCAGGGGCCTCGCTCCAAAGATTATGAGGTCAGTACGCGCCTGTTGTGCGTTTGCGTAGGTCATGCCGCTCTGGTCAATCGCCAGCAGGTAAGCGGGGATATCGCACAATCTTGACAGCTCTTTGGTCTGGTATTCGCGCCCCTCGACCAGCTGCATAGTGGACGGGTCGCCCTTGAATTCCTCAAAGTCCACCAGGGCATTTAGAGCGCCGATCGAATTAGTCCTGCGCGCCGCGGCCCACCCGGCCGTCATTTCTGCCAATTCATCGCCGGACATTGGCTCCCCACCCGTTTGGTGCAGGTAGCCGGCGGCAATCTCGTTTGATGCGAACCGTTCGGCCGACTGGTCAAGCCGTAAGGCAATCTCAATGGCGCGACGCCCCTGGTACACAATCCCTTGGGATGAGCTGAAGAACTGCACCAGTTGATTGGTGTCAAGCGGCAGGCCGTTGAAATTGACCTTATCCGCCGGCCCAAACCATTCCGGCCCTGCGTTGTCCGGAGTCTCTACACCGCTCGCCGGAATCCATTGAAAGGTTGCCGGAAAGCCGGTGGAGTAACGAGAAGTGATAAGCCAGAACGCACGGCCAAAGAGAATGAGATCCTTTGACGTTTTGGACATGATGAAGGTGCGCGTGTTACGCGGGTCCGGCCGCGTCATCCACGATTCACCCTCGACGTACAGCTGCTCGTACGTTTGCCCTGTCCATTGCAGCGTGTAACTTTTCAGGTCTAGCGTACTTATTACCGTGCTAAGCAGGCTAATCGCTCGTGCAACGGTTGGGACGGAAAGCGCCGCTGCTTCCATTCCGCCTGAGTAATACGAGATAAAGTTACCTGCCGCGCCCATTTGGGTGGCGGAAGTGCCGGACGCGGCCGCAATAGGCGCACTGGCATACGCGGGCGTTGGTGCCGCTTTCATCCACGGAAAGAGGGCCATGATGTAACTATGCACCGCGGTCCGGGGGAATGCAAGGGGAAAGACATAAACGGCACCCTGGGGAGAAGGGGACGACCTACCACCCCAGGGCACCTAACCGCTGGTGGCTGATTTCCGGCGGCTTATTACATCCTAACGGGTAAACGCCACCGTTGGACGAATTACACTCACCGGGCGCAGGGTGAGCGCGACGGCCCAAACCATGCAACGGGCAAGGGAAATAGGTCCGTTTGATCGTTTTGTGACCAACGCATATCCGGATTCCGTATGAACACCTACGGCGCGCGTTACATGCTCGACCAGTAATTGCTCCCCGGTGTGCAACAGACCGCCTTCAAGAATTACCTGCCGAACGTTTGACGTTTGACGCCCAATTTCTCGGTAACCAACCTCCACCGCTTTTGCCAGAATTGACGTCGGCGCAATGTCGTAGAACTGCGGCACTAGGGCGATGGTCTTCACGCTAGGGGCAAGCTCTCTGATCGCTTCCCAGCATTCATCAGCTGACGTTGCAAGGAACGCCACGGTTACGCCAATCACTCCCGGCTTGATCTGCACGGCCCGCACTCCGCAATACAGCGACGTTTCCGCAACCAAATCAACGGCTAACACACCGCCGGCGGGAATGGCGTCAGTTTTGAGCGCGTCAAACGTCCCTGGCGGTAACCACGATTTGTCCGACGTAATCCAGACATTCAGCGAGGAACGCAGGAACGCGGCGCGGTCTGCCTGTTTGCCCTCAGCTAACAGCTTCTCGAGCGGCAACGTATGGCCCACGGCAGGATTGGCCAACGGCCATAGGTGCGGGGACCCCATGACGTCGACACCTGGGGGAACGGAATATTCGGCGAAATACAGCGATGATGTTTCGCCGGCGTCTATGGCGTTCAGCCCTTCGTCCCTTAGCTGCTTCATGTAGTGGGAACCGTTGGTGCCGGCGGTACTCCAACAGGAAAGCAGCGGCGCCCGCTTGACTCGTTGCGACGGAGCCGCACCGTCCACCATTACTTCTTTTCGGATATCCCACACTTCGTCCGCAATGATGTAATGCGGGCTGAAACCGTGGAACGCCGATGATGTTGGGGCTTGAATGCGCCATTGCGAACCGTCCGGCATAGTCAATCTTTGACGCCCTACCCCTTTCAACGCTTTTGCGCCGTGATTCTCAACCAGTATCGGTGCCAGTTGTTCAAACAACGTTTCGGCCAATTGCAAACTGAGCGCGGTGGTAATCAGTAGAACTGGCTCACCCCGGCGTTCGGTTTCGGTAAGCAGGACCCACAGGATCATTGCCTTTATCGCCGTCGTTTTTCCATTCTGACGGGCAACCGATACCAAAGCGCGGTCATGTACCAGGTCGCCGGCGTCGTCGTGGGCAAGCTGTTGATTGAGAACCAATCGTTGCCACGGCATCAGCTCCATTCCCAGAACGTCGCGGGCAAGTGAAACGGCTATTGGACCGTAGGAACCAACCGCGTCAAACCGGGTGACCAACCGGGGGCGATCACGTTGCCCCAGTTTGTCGCCGGCCTCGATCATGCCGGTCCGTTCTTGATCTTGCGCGTCGTTTCCGGTTGCGGGCAAATCTCCCATACCTAAGCCGTTTTCGGAAAGAAATAGTGGAACAGG